TTAATATATTTTGGCATCGCTGTTATTATCGTGATCATGACATATATCAATATAGTTCTGACAAGCAGTTCCCAATTGTCGAACTAGATAGAATTTGAATTTCTGATACTCTGCAACATTCATGTCGATAAAATCATTTTTGTTATCTCCGTACACTCTGAAGTGCCTTCTATCTTCTGTCAGTTCTGACTTCAAAAGCAATGAAAGCATATCATCAAGCAATTCTGTTGCTCTATATGTTCGCGCCGGGGTGGAATCCGAAGAAAATGAATCAATATCATTGTATTCTGCTTCACCTGATAGATATAAATGAACAGCGTCACCATATCCCAGATTATACAAGGTTGAATAGATTCTATCCAGTGTGGCCTGTTTTGGCACGTGCTTATATTTATCATTGCATAACTGAGAAATTACTTCCCTTTTCACTCCTACCAGTTCAGCAAATCTTTCCTGAGAGATCTTTTTATCACGTAGAAGCCTTTTCAATCTTTCTCCGATAATATTTTTCATCTGATTCACTCCTATTTCACTGGATTGTTATCTGAACAGTTCACTATTTTTGCGGTATTCGGTCAAATGGAACTGCTTTTAACATAATCTGTTAACTTATTTGGGTATAGATAACCTAAACTGTTAAAAGTATACTAAACACAACTCCGGAGCGCAAGACAACAGGCAAAAACAATGTAGCGCACACAGCGCGGAAAGGATGTGAGAACTTATGAGGCAGAAAGTTGATAGGATGCCGGAAACCGGCGGCGCTATCACTATCGGGCTTCCTGAACTGATGGCCCGGCTCAATTCCGGCCGACAGACAGCGGAGAAGGTTGCGGCCGCCGCCGGCGCGAAGATCAAGATCGGGCGCCGGACACTGTATCATGTCGGCAAAATCGAAAGATATCTTGATCAGCTGGCAGAACAGCAGGATGAATGAGAAAGACACGAAGGATAAACGACCACATAACCATGTTCACGCTTGAGAGCCGGGAAGAATGGCTGAAGGCTAGAGGCCAGCACATCGGCGGGAGCGAGGCGGCTTCTGTTCTGGGACTGAATCCATATCAGACAAATACCGACCTTTGGCGCATCAAGACCGGCCAGCGGGAAGCGGAAGACATTAGTTCAAAACCTTTTGTGAAATATGGCCATGATGCGGAGCCACTACTCAGAGAGCTTTTCAAGCTGGACTATCCGGAACTGGAAGTCGGTTACGTTGAAAACAATTTATTCGTCAATTCCCGGTATCCGTGGGCGCACGCTTCCTTGGACGGCTGGCTTCGTGATCGGGAAGGCCGAACAGGGATTTTGGAGATCAAGACGACCGAGATTCTGCAGTCTATGCAGCGTGAGAAGTGGAACAAGCATATCCCAGACAATTATTACTGTCAGCTGCTTCACTATCTGTTGATCATGGAAGCTGATTTTGCAGTTCTGAAAGCTCAGCTGAAATATGATTTTTACGGCAACATCGTGCTGCAGACGCGGCATTACTGGGTGGAAAGATCGGACGTTTCGGAAGACTTGCAGATTCTGGAAGGTCGGGAGCGAGAATTTTGGGAGCACACACAGAAAGGGACGCAACCGGCATTGATACTGCCGGAGATTTAGAGGAGAAAAAACAGATGGCACTTGAATTAAAAATCTTGTCACCTTCAGAGGAAGGGTTTGTTAAGGAAATCATCTGGAACGCTGACGAAATATCGGCGGCGGTGGCCGAAAAGATGAGCTACTACAAAGGCCTAGTATACTCCGATGATCAAATCATCGAGGCCAAGAAAGACAGAGCTGCTCTGAATAAGTTTGTGGCGGCACTGAAGGCGAAAGACCGCGAGATCAAGAAATTATGCCTTCAGCCTTACGAAGAATTTCATTCGAAACTGTTACAGATCATTGCACAGGTTGAAGAGCCGGCCGCGCTGATCGACAAGCAAGTGAAAGAATACGAAGAGGGCCAAAAGGCCGCGAAGCTTGAAGCTATCCGGGAACTGTTCAATGCGAAAGGCTTTCAGCCGTGGGTAACGCTGGAGCGGATCATGAATGATTCATGGCTGAACAAATCATACTCATTGAAGAAGGTTGAAGCAGAGCTTTCCAGCATTCAGCATTCTATCGGGGAAGATATTCTGATCATCAACCAGATGGGGGAAGGCCAGCCGGCCGCACTCAGAGAGTACCAGCGAACACTCAGTAAGACCGCTGCCGTTGAAGCTGGCCAGCGGTTCATTGAAGCAAAATATGCGGAACAGCGCCTTGCTGAGACGGTCAAGCGGCAACAGGAAGAAGCCGCCCGAAAGAAACAGGAAGAGATCGACCGTGATCTTGGTATCGCGGAACCTGAAGCGGTGGCTTCGGAGCCGGTACCGGTGCAGAGTGCGCCGGCGCAACACGAAGTTCAGCAGCCGGAAGTAAAGCCTATAGCTTTCATTGCCTACATGAATGCAGAGCAGTTCAACGCTCTCAATTCGTGCATTAAACAAAACCGTATCAGAGTTAAGCAGTTACAGAAGGGGGATGATGGGAAATGGCAGTAAATAATAGTTTGGCCAACAGGCAGAAAAAAGGCGGCTTTTCACTTTACCTGAATAGCGACGCTGTGAAAAATCAGATCAATTCAGTGGTCGGCGGCAAGAATGGCCCGCGTTTCATCAGTTCGATCATATCGGCGGTCAATGTGAACCCGGCATTACAGGAATGTAGCCACCAGTCGATTTTATCAGCGGCGCTTCTGGGGGAAGCCTTGAAGCTTTCACCGTCTCCCCAGCTGGGGCAGTTCTATTTGGTGCCCTTCAACGACAAGAACAAAGGCAGAGTCGCACAGTTTCAGCTCGGTTACAAAGGCTACATCCAGCTTGCGCTCAGGTCGGGACAGTACCGGAAGCTGAATGTCCTGGCTATTAAGGAAGGTGAGCTGATCCGTTATGATCCACTGGCTGAAGAGATCGAAGTTAAGCTGATCGATGATGAAGAAGAGCGGGAAAAAGCGCCGACAATCGGATATTATGCGTTCTTCGAATATCTGAATGGCTTCCGTAAGTCAATGTATTGGTCGAAGAAAAAGATGCTCCACCATGCCGACCATTATTCACAGGCATTCAGCAAGGACGCGTGCGACATTCAGACCAAATACGGCATGAAACACAAGGTTAGTTACGCTGACTATGTGGCCGGGAACTATCCCAGCAATGACGCATGGATGTATTCCAGCTTCTGGTACAGGGACTTTGACGGAATGAGTTTTAAAACAATGCTGCGTCAGCTGATCAGCAAGTGGGGAATCATGTCAATAGATATGGTCGAGGCTATGGATAAAGACATGACTGTTATTAATTCTGACGGTTCGGTGGACTATGTAGAAGAAGTCGAGACAGAAGAGCCGGCAGCGGTGGCAACGGTGGAGCCGGTCGAGGTGAACAAAGTTCCTGTTCCGGATCAGGGCGGCGCGGATCAGACCGGGGAGCCGGCACCAGAAGTTGAAGAGCCTGAGGGACTGGTATTCGAATGAAATTCAAGCGCGGAAGTAAGTATAAAAACGTGAAAATCTCCGTAGATGGAGAAGTATTCGACAGTTTGAAGGAGTTCCGGCGTTGGCGGGAGCTGAAGCTTCTGGAGAAGGCCGGCGAAATCTCGGAGCTTCGGCGGCAAGTACCCTTTGAACTTCTTCCGGTTCAGCGGGAGCCGGACAAGATCGGGCCGCGCGGTGGAAGGAAGCCGGGCCGGGTAATAGAGCGGGAAGCAGTCTATATCGCAGATTTTGTTTATTTGGATGCGGACGGCCGGGAAGTGGTCGAGGATTGCAAGGGGAAGCGAACAAGGGATTATATCCTGAAGCGAAAGCTTCTGTTATTCCGGCTAGGTATCCAGATACTGGAAACATGATGCAAATACGGCAGAAAGGAATAGTTTTTAATGGCCGAACGAAGGATGTTCGCGAAAACGGTAATAGATAGCGACAATTTTATCGATATGCCTATCTCCGCAAGGCTGCTATATTATGACCTCGGAATGAGGGCAGACGATGACGGTTTCGTTAATTCACCTAAGAAAATTGCACGGATGATAGGCGCGGCAAAGGATGATTTGAGGATACTGGCTCAGCGAGGTTTCATTATTCCGTTTGATTCCGGGGTAATTGTTATCAGTCATTGGAGAGTTCACAACTATATCCAGAAGGACAGATACCACGGTACGGCATGTAAGGAAGAACGGAAAATGTTAGTTCTGAATGATAATGTTTATCATTTCGAAGGCGATGTATCCAATTCGGATACAGAATGTATACAGGGTGTATCCGAATCGGATACTCAGGTTAGGTTAGAGTTAGGTAAGTCTAGAGATAGAGTTAATGGAAATATTATCGGAGATAATATTTCTTGCTCGGAGCCTTTGACAAGCTCCGCGCCCGATGTGCCGGCACTGATCCTGAATGACAATTCTGAATGGATTCCGTCAAAGGATGATCTGGAAGGATGGCAGCAGTTATACGCCGGTGTCGATGTGATCAAAGAGCTGGCCCGGATGCGGGAATGGTGCAAAAGTAATCCGACTAGGCGGAAAACCCGGAAGGGTATCAGGCGGTTTGTCCAAACATGGCTCGACCGGCAGCAGAACCAGTCGAATAAGTTCGGAGCCGGGACTACTCAGAAGGACAAGTTCACACAGCGCATGGAAGACATGCAGAATTGGGGGAAGAAATATGAAAGCAACAACCAGTCTTGAAGATTTCCGGATGATCACGCGCGGACTGATTGCGGCATTTCCGCGCGATGATTTCATACCTAATGAATTTACTTTTAATCTTTGGTATTCAGCATTGCATGACTTTGACTATGTGACGCTCAAAAAGGCCGCGGAAGCCTACGTGATGACAGAGAAGTTCCCGCCAACAATCGCGGATATTCGCCGTCTGGCTTGCGACATGGTGCTTCCGGCCGACCAAATCGCGGCTGAAGAGTGGCAGCGGCTCATGAAGGCGCTCGGACAAGCCGGAAGGCCGGACGCGGTGGAATACTGGCAGAAGCTCCCGGATGTAACGCGAGAGATAGTCGGCGGCTTCTCAGAGTTCCGGGAATGGTCGAATCTTCCGGTCACTGACCTGATGACCGTACACAGGCCGATGTTCATCAAACGGTTCGAAGAGAGGACGAAGCAGAAGAGGCTGACGGCCCCGCTGCCGGTTCAGCTCCGAAAGCCGGAACGGACGCTGGAAGAGCATTTGCCGCCGCTGATCGAAGACAGGGAAGAGCGGCCCGCCGAACAGGGAACAACGGCACCGGCCGACATGATCGCAAAGCTCAGAGAGCGATTGAAGGTATGATGCCAGAGAAATAATATTGATTCTTCCACAGCGGTTAATTTCGCACCGGAAGAGAATTATACAGATGTGTGTCAGCTGAAGCATTACCGGCCGGGTGCATGGCCAGACGCACAAAGAACCAGTATTGAATTTTGAGGTGAAGAGATGGTGACAAGACAGAAATTTGATTCAGCTGCTCAGTTCAATGAGTATGCCAGGAAGGAAATTATTAAGAATCGCGCATTGGCATTGCTGACGCGTAATCCTGAAAAACGCCGGAAGTATGAGAGAAATGCTGAAGGCCTGAAGAAGACTATGACATTGTTTAATGCTCCGTTTGAGCATTGCTAATACCAGAGAAAGGAAGTCGAGATTATGAACAACACTGTTAAGAAGGCCAAAGATTATGCCGACAAGCTGCTGAAAGAGAACGCGGCAATGATCAGCAAGTGTGAAAAGAGGATCGAAGAGCTTACTTCTGAGAAAGAGAAGGCCGACGCTGACATGGTAGCGGCAACAGAGGTCGTTGATCCGGTCGCATTCAAGGAAGCCAAAAAGCGCAAGGATGATGCCGAGGTTGAAATTGGTATGCTTCAGAAGAGCTTGAAGAAGCTGAAGGAAGACCCTCTTATGAAGACGGAAGATTATGAGGCCTTGCGGAATGGTCTTTTTGAGGAACACAGGAAGAGAAAAGAAGAACAGGTAAAGAAGTATGCACCGATGATCAAAGCGATGCTGTCTGATCTGGAAGCGGCTGAAGAGTTTGACGGTGACATTGATAGTGTTCTGGTAACACTTCAGCGCAATGTCATGCGGATCACGAACAGGGATAATCTCAGAGATGATCTTAAAGGTAAGCCTTATACCTTTTCGAATGACCGTCTTGACAATCATTCTGTGATCTGGTTCCTTGAGAATCTCAGGAACATTGCAGAAGAGGAAGGATTTATTAACGATTAAGGCGGCAAGCAGATTGATGTTCCTGTAAATGAAATGTGGGGGAATTACTCCCCCACATTCATCAACAAGTACACAAAGACAGTCACGGCTATTCGCGGATGCTAGAAGAGTTTGGCGAACACTTAAAGCCCACAAATAGAGAATTATGGAACAAGTAAATTGTATCATATCGTTCTTTATTTGTGGAGAGGTGAGACGTTGACGAACGAAGAGCTGTGCATTGCTATTCAGAAAAATGAAGGAAACAAACAAGACCACTTAACGGAACTGTATCTGAAGAATATCGGGATGATCGAAAAGATCATCAGACATTATGCCGGTGTTGCTGATCTGGAAGACGTCAGACAGGAAAGCTTTTTCGGGATCCTACGTGCTGCCGAACTATGGACACCGGACAAAGGCGGCAACTTTATAACCTATGCCGTATTTTGGATACGGCAAGCAATACGCAAATATTTAAATGATTGCGGTGGAGTTGTCCGGATACCTTCCTACAAGCGTGATCAGATAGGACGATACAAAAAGACCGTGAATTCATACCGAATGATGTTTGGCCGTTATCCTTCTGATCGGGAGTTGTGCGTGGCATTGAACTTGAAGTCGAAACAGCTGGAAGATTTGAAGAAGGATATTCTCGCTTCACAGGTCAGAAGTACCAGCGAGGTTATCGGCGGTGAGAATGACGATCTGACATTGGAAGATACCATTGCTGCAGAAGGTGACGCAATCGGGGATACAGTGGAGCAGCTACAGCAGGACGAACTATCGGATGAACTGTGGAGCTGTGTGAGCGAACTGAAACCACAGCAAGCCGATGTTATCCGGGCCAGATACAAAGATGGCCGGACGCTGGAAGAATGCGGAACTGCTATCGGCTTATCTGCTCAAAGGGCAAAGAGTATTCATGATGAGGCGCTCCGTGAACTCAGAAAGCCACGATACACAAAGCGCCTTCTTCCATACCTGGACGAAGGAACAGCCAGAAGCTGGAGCTTATCCGGTACAGGTCATGGAACATTCGAAAAATATGGAAGCGTACAGGAACGCGCAATGATCAGACTTGAAGAACTCAGCAAGATGAATATCTATTACGGTGTCAGGCTTCCGGAGCTGGATGAATTAAAGCATCGAGCATAAAGCATACAAGGAAGGGTAATACATGAAACCAGTATACAGAGGTGATGGAGAGAGTATTGATAATCTCATAAAAAGATTCAAGCGGGCTTGCGGTCGTGAAGGGATCATGAAAGCATACCGCGACAAGTGCGAGTATAAGAAGCCGAGCGTGAGGCGAAGGGACAAGCACAACGCTGCAGTAAAAAAAATAAATAATCCGAGAAAAATATTTTGGAAATAATTTTGATGCCAGGCCCCCCGGTTATGAATTTTATATACCCCCTATTGGGCACCGGTGCCGCCCTTTGGAAAAGCTGGCCGGGGGTCTCCCGTGAGGGTGTGGTATCAGAAAACCACAAATACATTCAGAAGTGATTAAAATACCACAGAAATTTTTTAATGATTACAAAATTTCAAAAATAATGTGAAAGGAAGTCAAATAATGATTGTATTGATCTGTGGCCTGATAGGGGCCGGAAAAAGTACATACGCAGCACAGCACTATGATCATGTTACAGAGTTTGAAACTTATATGTGTAAGGATGAACAAATCAAAGAGACGTTAAAGCTTCATGAAGAGGGAAAAACGGTCGCTCATATTACATGTTTCCCAACGAGAGCGGAACAGATCGCATTTTACAGATATTCGCCTGAAATGATTTGGATTAATACCGGCATGGAACAGGAAATGAAGAATGTTATCCGGCGAGGCCGTGATCGGGATATGTGCCGGCTTCGTGAAATCGAGAAGACAAACTGCCGTTATCTGAAGCAAATTCATCATTCCCCATTTCATCTGAAAATGGTAAATGTGTCTTTTCCGACATGAAAAATGGTGTTTTCGGAGCGGATCGCTCCCGGCCGTGATAGATTTATAGGTCATTTTTGACATTACGGCATAAAAAAAGGCGCTTCCGGATAACATGCTGAGAACAGTTAATGTCACCGGAAGCCGCCTGGCTAATACGGGAGTATCTCTATAGTATCATCCATGCTGCAGCAATGGCAAGCGCATGGGGATGTTTGTCAGAATTGCCGCTTATCGGATGCTATCATACACGGCCCTGTATTTGACGGTTTAAGGCGGTTTGATTCGCAGATGGGTATTTGTCCATGAAAGCTGAGAAAAGGCCATAGCGCAAGCCACACAAAGCGAAAAGGGAACGATACACGATATCATGTGCCTGATTTGGCAGCGGTATCTATGGCGGAATCAATTGCATTGTTAATAAACTGATTCACGGATACACCTTGACTGTTTGCGGCATTCTGGATTGTTTCCTTCTTTCCTTTTGGTACCCTGATCAGTATAGTATCAATCTTTTCCTTACGATATTTTTCATTAGCACGTTCTCGCGCTTCCGTGTAACCTTTATATTTTCCCATGCTCAGATTATAACACGGCAACAACCAATAGCAAATGATAACAAATGAATGTTGACACACGATATCATATACCGCTATAATACTTCTCAGATACACGATATCGTGTATCGTTCAGAGGAATCATGAAAACAGAATATAGAAAGGAAGGTGATCTATTGGAGAAATATGAAAGCATTTCGCTCAGTGAACAGGAAACGACAATTTCCTATAACCGGGATGAAGACCACGCTATTGTCTGGACGAATGACCGGACAATGATCACGAAGCTCGACAAGCTCTGCAGAGAAGCACCTGAAAACTACCAGTGTATAGAAGTAGGCAAGGCCGGGATCGGCGGCGGCATTCTTGACAAGCGTTACCGGATCAGTGACAAAGGACTGTTATCATTCAGACAGCGCCGGGTAAAGCTGGAGCTGACGGACGAACAGCGCGCGGCATTGTCTGAGAAGATGAAAGAGCGCCGCGCAAGTGGCGAACTGTAACGGCCTTATTTGCTGAGTAGGCAAGAGCGCATAGCAGAATACAGAATTAACGGCGCTCCAATGGGAAAATGTACCACTGCAAGTATTGAAGGGAGAATTTCCAAATGCAGAACAGAGAATTCGAAGAACAGTTAATTCATGACATTCAGTCAGCACTCGAAGAAATGTATGATTCGCTGGCTGCTGAGATCGAGAAAGAAGGTCGTACATGAAAGGCCCGGAACCTTGGGCAGATGCTGAAGCTATGGAAACGGATTTAAAGACATTGTTGTCAATGCATCTGGTAAATCAAGAAGAAGCAGAGCTGAAAGCCTTCCGGCTTGGATGGAAAGCCGGCGCAAGGTATTCGGCATTCCAAGTGCTTCACTGGATACACGTTAAGATTTTGGGACACGGAGAGCCGGAAGCGGAAGAAGGTGAAGCTTCCGGTGATGAACAGGAAGACAGAAAGGAAGGCGGTGAAGAATGACAATTTACGAACAGCTGAAGGAAGCGGCGCACCTGGCAAACGTGATTGAAGCATCTGAATGTGGATACATTGCCTTAGATGCAAAGAGCATTCGCTATTTAGATGATCAGTTAGCGGTCATGATCGACCGGATCAGGGCGGCACAAAATGAAAAGCTCTCAGGCGCGGCAACACCTGAGAGCGGCGAAACCCAATAACCACATACCACAGAAAGGAAATGGAGCTTCTACAAGATTATAACCCGCAGAAGCTCCAAAGGGCAAGAAATGAATATTGTGGAGTACGCATTAGAACAGGTTGATAATGAAGCTTTTCCGGTAGACAGAAAAATCAATGCTTTTGAAATCAATGAAATTCACAGAATTGCAGAGGAAAAGGCAAAGGACATGCCGGGAAGCACTGAAGGCAATATCGCAATTGCGCTTATAGGTGAAGCTTTCAAATATGGATTCTGGCAAGGCTGGAAACACTGCAAAGCCGAACTTCCGGATTTTGATGACTTGTACGATGAAGAATAAGCGGATGATCATAGAGCACACCCCGAGCACAACAAATGTCGGAGCTGCTGCCGTATAGCAACCAGATAACAGACCGACATTGAAAACGCCGGAACAGCTGCAAATGTTCCGGTACCAGAATAACAGGATAAGGACGGCGGCAACCGTCCTTTTCTTGTATCAGACCACAGAAAGGATACAGAGATATGACCATGAAAAAAACACCGATGCGGAACACAATGAACCGTTGTCTGACTGAGGATGAAATCACACTGTTCATGAATACGGCAAGCGAACAAGGCAGTGTATACAGGAACCTTTATACATTCCTTTTCAATACGGGGCTGAGGATCGGAGAAGCTGGAGCGATTACACCGGCTGATGTGAAAGAAGGAACAGTAATGATCTGTAAGACGGTGATCAGAGAAGGCAGCGGGTATGTTATCCGGAACCAGACAAAGACAGGCCGGTATACTGTCGAGCTTAATGAACAGGCACGCGCCGCGATTCATGCAGAAATGAGCAAGAGAAAACACCGGATTGATAAGCCGATATTTACAACAGCCAGCGGCGAACTCATTAATACATCAGCATTACGGCATGATATACAGAGAATCTGCAAGGCAGCGGGCATTGAGTCGTTCGCTCCATGCGCATTCCGGGCAACGGTCACTTGTGAAAAATATATGCAGAAGTCTCCAGAATGGCAGTATAAGTTCTTGGAACTTGCGGAACTGTATAAAGAAACCACTGCCGAACAGAGAGAAGCGGCCCTCGCCCTACTGAATTCGAACGGAACGAGGTGAAGAGCATGGCAAAGAAGAAATTACCGGTAGGATTTACGGAAAGAGATAACGGAACATTTCAGTACAGATTCACCGTAGAAGGTAAGAGATATGCGGTATACGGTGCAACGATTAAAGAGTGCCGTGTCAAAGAGTTTGAAAAGCGTGAAGAAATCAAAGAGAAGATTTACCGTAGCGGTAAAGGGCTGAAGGTGGAAGAGTACCTTGACCGGTGGATAGAGAGCCGGGAGCTGGTCATAAAGAGCGCGACAATGAGAACATACAAGAAGCTGATAAGACGGATCAGCAATACTCCGATAGATGCAGCCGGCACAAGGTTTGGAACATTGAAGCTTGTGGAGCTGGAAACACAGAATGTTCGTGATCTTCAGAAGGCTTTCCTTCAGAAACAAGTTTACAAGGATAGCAAAGGCAAGAATGTAACCTTGAGGAAGCTGACAACGAGAACGGCCAATGACTGTATATCACTTCTGAAAAAGGCGCTGGAAGCGGCAAAGAATGAACGACTTATATCATGGAATCCTTGCGACCCGGTGGAGCGCCTGAAGCGGACAGAGGATCAGGCACGAGACAATATACACCGGGCATTGAGCAATGAAGAGCTGGAAGCCTTCAAAAAGGCCGCTGCCGAAAGTCATTACTACAACTTCTATCAGTTTTTGCTCTATACCGGAATGCGGATCGGGGAAGCCGCCGCGCTCACTTCTTCAGATATAACCGGCGATGTGATCAGCATACACAAGACAGTTACCAGAACCGAATACGGTTATGAGATTGCGGAACAGACAAAGACCGATGCGGGCCGGCGAACTGTTCCACTCAGACCGGAAGCGCGGCAAGCGCTGGAAGCTCAAAAGCTGAACAATAAGATGCTGGCAGCGGATAACGTGATCGACATGAACGCGCCTATATTCCGGATGCCGAAAGGCGGGATCATTCGCCCGGATCGGGTGAACAGTGACATAAAGAGTATTTGCGATAAGGCAGAAATCGAGAAGTTCACAGCGCACGCATTCAGGGCAACATTCACAAGCAGATGTGTTGCGGACGGTGTGCCGGTCAAGGAACTCATGGAGATACTCGGACATACCGATGTGGAGATGACACTCGGACTGTATGCACACAGTAACGAAGAGCTGAAAAAGAGCAAACTGCTTGCGGTCAATTTCTGATCGGCATGATGAAAGGGAGTCTGTTAATCAGGCTCTCTTTTTTTGATGCCAGGAAGAGAGAACCAGAAGAAATACACCAATTGGAACCGGCACAAGGCCCGGAAAGCCTTTGTTTATCGTGCTTGTGTATGCCAAGGTGTATGCCAATTTGTATGCCAATTTGCCTCAAAACAGGGTGTATCATTGTGGTTATTACTCTACTAACCATAGCACAAGACAACACGAAGAAAGGGACGGAAAAGCCTTTATTTATGGGCTTTTCTGGCATTGAAAAAGGCTCTCGACAACTCATGTCGAAAGCCTACAAAATGGAGCAGGGGAAGAGGGATTCGAACCCCCATGAACGGTTTTGGAGACCGTGATACTGCCATTGTATGATTCCCCTTTATGGGTGCCGGCGGCTTACTGTTCCGTCAACATTTGGAAGTATAACACATCGTATTGGGATGTTCAACTAAAATTTTTCGGGAAGTTATAAAATCATTGGATAACCGATATATGTACATTTGGAAATCGTATGTTATAATGCGTTGAGACAAAGTTCAATTATCATACCCCATACAGGAGGAGAGAGCGCGATCTATGAGTAAAGTCAGACGGATCTATGTGGAGAAGAAGGAGCCCTACGCAGTAGCAGCAAGGCAGCTTAAGGATGATATCATCGGCTTTTTGGCGGTTAAGGGGCTGACCGGAGTTCGGAAACTGATCCGATACGATGTGGAGAATATCTCCGATGAAGTTTTTGAAACCGCGTGCAGGACAGTTTTTTCCGAGCCGCCCGTTGATATTCTCTACCATGAGACGATTGAGATCCCGGAGAACGGCCGCGTGTTCAGCGTTGAAGCCCTTCCCGGCCAGTTCGACCAGAGAGCGGACAGCGCCGTGCAGTGCGTCCAGTTTCTCAATGAGAATGAGAATCCCGTGATCCGCACGGCAGAGACCTACATTCTGCTCGGCGATATCACGGACGAAGAGCTCGACAGGATCAAGAAGTACTGCATCAACCCCGTCGACTCCCGCGAGACCGGCATGGAAAAGCCGGAGACGCTGCAGACGGACTATCCCGAGCCGGATGACGTCAAGGTACTCACCGGTTTTACCTCCATGAAGGAAGACGAGCTCTCGAATCTGTACGGCTCGCTCGGCCTCGCCATGACTTTTAATGACTTTCTGTTCATTCAGGAATATTTTGCCGGAACAGAGCACAGAGACCCTACGATCACCGAGATCCGTGTTCTCGACACCTACTGGTCGGATCACTGCCGTCACACCACTTTCTCCACCGAGCTGCGCGACGTGGAATTCGAGGACGGCTATTACAGAGATATCATCGAACCC